AGCCTGCCACTTGCGGGCACCGTAGGCCATACTCACATATTTCTTGATCTTCTCGCGGTCATTCCAGTCAATTCGGATCTTACGTCGTCCCTGCTCATCTGATACGGCGATCTCCTCCACATCTGGACTAGATTTCGCGCTGGACTCGGATGTCTGAGTGTCCTCAGAGTCGTTGTCCTCTGTACCTGACTCCTGGGATAGATCGGCTTCCCCAGCCTCTTCTGTCGAATTTCCCTCGGTCTGATCTCCTAACTGGTCGTCCTCGTTACCCAGGGCTTGCCTGGCCTCGGAGGCATCCAGTACTTCCTCATCTACTTCTGAATCGCCAACTACTGTTGCTGTTCCACTCGATCCTGGCATTACTTCCGCAATAGCAGCATCCATTACTGACTTACTAACTGTCATGTCTGATTGTCCTGTCCACTAGTCGGTTGGTCCGTCCACGACCCGGGGGATGGGTAGACTAGTCGGTGTGTCTGGTGGGTTCCAGTCTGGTAGGTATACCTGATATGGAATCGGGCCGGTATGTGTACCTAGAGTAGCATGGATTCCGTCGGGTGTCAAGTATTTTTTATTCCCGGGTAGTCTAGCCCCCAAGGAACTCCGGTGGGATTGCCCCGATCGGAGGTGCCCCGGCTGGTCCCGCCGGTGCCGGTCCCGGGGACATAGGTCCGCCCGGTAGCTGGCTGCCTGACTCCTGGCTGAGGGACTGCTTCTCCTTAGCTGCCTGGAGGGCACGGTCCTTCGTGTGCTGGCGACAGAGTTGCTTGATCTCCTCCGGTAAGTACTTGAATTCAGTAGTCATAAAGTACTGGAGGGAGTAGGCAATCATATTCTCGTGATCCTGCAGCTCTTCCGGAGCCACGTAGCGTCCGGTTGCGATGATCTCCTCGTAGATCTCGCGCTGGCGATCCTCGGCCATCTGCATCAGGTCGTACATCCCCTCGAGTTCATTCAGCTTCATCATCTTCAGGCTGACCCGCGGCGGGACACCGGCCTTCTCGAACATCGGCTGGAGGGCTAGGATCTCCTCCCGGCGGGTAATCGGGTCGAGCGAGAGGGAGGTACCGTACTCGACTAGCAGGTCGTAGCCACCGTCGATGTCTGCCCCCTTAATCTCTACCGATTCGAGAGCCTTCTCCTTACCTAGTACTGCGACAATTCTAGGCAATTCCCAGTGCTTACGAATTAGATTCAGGTAGGAGCGGAATGCGCCCTCCACGAACATTACATACTTATTGAAGAGACGCCTACGGATCATGTTACCCTGGTTCGTCGCGTACTGCATGGCCGCATTCGACTGTTCCCGGGACTGTTGACCGAACATCGCCTCATTCACGCCCGACATGTCATCGATTCCCATCTTCACGGACATCCGGAAGTTATCGACGAGTGGCATCGGCCCGGGTGGCTCCATCTTGAATGGGGGCTGGTTACCTGCAATCTTAACTACTTCCCAGTTACTGTTAGTGATCGAGTCCTCGGCGATCTCGGCACCCTCGGGGAGGATGATACGAGTGACTGCGTGCGCCTGGATGGCATCGAGCGTAGTCGAGTCGAGTCGATTCAGGACATCCTGTAGCCGATTCACGTACTCGATGAAGGAGCGGCCCCAGACCTTCTCCGGGACATCGACATCGGTAAAGATATGGTAGGGTAGCTCGGCGATCTGCGGGAGGCGCTTGACTCTAGCCTCCTTAATCTCGTCCGGCAGGTTGTCATTACTCATTATCCGGGATACTGCTCCCATCTTACGGAAGCGGTGCGGACTCGGCTCCAGCTCGGTCAGTAGTTCCCCGCGCTGCGTGCAGTAGCAGTGCCTACCGAGGAACCCGTTAGTCGGGAGTCCCTTCTCCCAGTACTCGTAGATCTCGACCACGTCGTACTTCTTATCATTACGGAGCATACTCGAGGTGGAGAACTCGATCCCGGAGGGAGAGACACCGGAGCCACCGTCACGGATGCGACACTTCTCGAGGATATCACGCTTCTCCTCACCGAATTTCGCTACTGCCTCCTCGAAGGGGACATAGGTACGCTCGAAGACGAAGCGGCAGTCACTCCACTGGTCGCAGTCGGGATCGACCCAGATATGCCAGGGGGAGACCGAACGGAAGGAGACATCACCCTCTAACAGGATATTACCATCCTCATCTACGTCGATAGGCTCACCCAGTTCCGAGTCCCAGCTCAGACGCAGGAATCCGGTCCCGTATAGGAGTGTGTGGAGGGATACCTTATCTATCACCTCCTGGAGGTTATACTTCCTAATTGCGTGGCGGACTAGGCGATCTGCTGCATCGGCCCGCTGGCGGTCCTCCTGGTCATTGGATGTCGGTCTGGCGATCACGGACGGAGGGTTAGCTGAGAGCTGAGCGTGGATGTAGCGTAGATTCTTGAAGGAGTAGGAGACAGAGATATCGGAGTCGGAGGAATCCACGGAGTCCCCCGGCATGTCACCCTCGGAGAAGCCAGCCCAGAGTGGTTGCGAGTTAGGTCCACGTGTATTGTAGATCGTGTACTCGTTATTCTCCCAGCGTGGTTCGTAAATTCGTCGGGCATCCGAGGCATGAGAGAGTCTCTTACTCAGTTCCAAGCGAGCCTGCTTCTCGTCCCAGGTTATAATCTTAGTAGCCATCGCGGACCTTCTCCCTGTGTTCGACGTGGTAGGGCGTCACTCGTCCGTATTTATCCATTACAGGAGCGATCATCTCTAGTATATCATACATTCTCTGATTACATCTACCCTTATTCTCGGCCTGAACTAGGTAGTTATACAGGCGGCGCACCAGTTCCCAGCTCTCCCGGGCATCCTCGAGTCCGTTATCTACGGAGTAGAGGGCGTCCCGTACCCGGTCCTCGAGCGGCGGCTGGGGACTACCGTGTCCGCCACAGGGTGGAGGCCCTGGATCTAGCTGAATCATTAGGCCAATTCTAGTCATTTGCGAATTCTCCACTTAGCTGATTCCAGTTGCATGCGGAGTAGGCGTCGGTAGGTCTGATTCTCCCTACGCATTCCTAACCATACCAGTCCCTGGATTGGAATTAGTACTAGTAGTGCGCACGCTACGGTGGCTGCTGCTGTTACCATGCAGATCTCCTGCCCTTCTTCATTCGGAATTTACCTCGGAGTGCGGTGGCCCGCTCCTCTGCCTCTACTCGCCGCAGGTGAGACTGGTAGAGTTGATGTTCCCAGCCATGTACCCGGTCGGCATTCTCCCACTTCGGCTTCAGATCGACGAAGTACTGAGCTGAGTCGAGTAGGTGGTAGCTACTGGAGTTGGCGATCTTACCCTCTCCCGAGTCAGACCAGCGACACTCCTCGAGTTCGCGTATCAGGTCGGTGCAGTTCGGGTGTATTCTAATCTGTGAACCCAGTACTGCCTGTAATCCCTTAATTAATTCTGCCTTCCGGCTGTTCTTATCGTAGGGACACATATAGACAGGCTTCACTGCCATGTGATTTGCCTGCCCGAGGTACCAGGATTCGTGGGGATCGCAGATCCGGCGGATAATATTGTAGCGTGAGGAGCGGAGTGTGACCTCGGCCACCAGCTGCTCGGGTACTAGGATGCCGGTGATGTACTCGGCACGGACGCAGTACCAGACTCCGGTGTCCGGCTTCTCTGCCCAGAGGGTGTAGCCGAGGGCCGACTTGAGGGCTGGGTCAACTGACTCGACGTGTCTCCAGTTCGGGGAGTAGCCCTGAGGTGCCTCGACCATCGAATCGTAGTCGAAGTAGTAGACCTGCTCCTCGCCAGCTGCCCACTCTCCCTCGAGGATAGTACGGCGGTACGCCTCCGAGTAGGAGTCGAGAGATGCTAGGATCTCCTCGCGACGAACCGGGTCGCGGTAGATAGGATTATCGAACATATGGAAACGGTAGACCTTCGCATAGGGTTCCTGTGCGGTGTCTACCAGTCGTCTGATCTCGGAATTTATAATCTTAGGTGTGAAGGTACCGATAAAGTGACCATTACGTGCCTGGATCCGGCGGTGTGCCTCCTCGATTATCTTAATCGACTTAGGCATCTCATCTACCCAGATCCAGTGAGCTACGTAGCCCTGGAGTCTCTCCCAGGCTAGTACCGGGTTATCGTGGGATAGTAGAATAATTGAGTTACCATTACTGGTATTGACTATCTTCTCTATCGAGCTGGAGACCCGCACCTCCTTATAGGTATCTACTGGTAGGAATTGCTTGATCTTCTTATTCCAGATCTCGTCCTCGACCATCCGTCTAGTCTTACCGACTATGATCATGGTCAGTGGTTCGGAACCCCAGTCAGCGGGACGAGTCCAGTTAGGATGGTTCTCCAGGAATACCCAGGCTGCCTCGCGGGCTGCTGTCTGCGACTTCCCTGAATTAGAAGTAACTAGCCCATTTGCTAGTACATAGACATTGTTCTTACCACTGACAGTAATATCATAGGTATCTTCGATTGCCCGGTTCTTACCCCAGGTTAACTTAACTGCATCTGGTCGTGACCGCTTACCTGCATATGCGTTCCACTCATCTCTCCACTTCTTCTGTGGAGATACTAGGTGACTATCTAATTCTTGCATAATGTAGGATATGTCATGGTAATTTCTGGTATAGGCACTATAGCATGGACCATTCTTATATTTAGCCCTGGTATCTACCGCAGTCGATAGCTGTACCTGCCATAGAGCTAGAAATGCATAATCTAATGCATCTATTACAGATTTAGCCTGCATTGATATGGTTATGACTAGATGATCCCTACTGGTGTAGATAGAACCATCGGTATCTATCACCCCTGCTACGAATTCTAGGAGGGACTGTCTGTCCCACTGCTTAACTACATCTAGATCTACAATTTTCTCGTGTAGTAGGGCACCCAGGGCGTAGGCATGAGGCTCATTTACCCTACCTAGCTCAGCTTTAATCCTTACTCTAGATACCGCACTATCTGGCTCGAAGGTAGAGGCTTGTACCTTCCGTGAGTCGATGTACTGACCGTCTGTCCTAGAGTAGTAATTGGTCCACCACTTATGCTCAGCTGTACACCTAGCTAGTGATTTAGATCCTCTGGAGGTTAGATCTGCTACTTCCTTCCTACCATTAATCCAGGTACGAACTACCTGCTGTGTATTCCCATTCTCATCGTAGACTGTATCTCCGACGACTAGATCTCTAAGTTGAACTGGACCTCTTGGGGTTGCTACTAGAGTAGTACCTACCAGGCACTGGTTGCCTGCGCGGACGTATCTGTGCTTCACTCGTGAGATATCGGAGAGGACCTCCCACTGACGCGTATTCGGCCTCGACTCGGAATTAACCGGATCGAAACAGTCACGCAGCTGGAGCGACTGCAATTTCCGTGCAGCCGCGGCCACCTGACGCTTCAGTTGGAGATCTCTGCTCTCGTTAGCCACTGACTCTACCTCAGATATCCTGCACTGCGTAGATCGCGGTCACTGCCGCACCTGTGACGCGTGCGAGCGGGGAGAGAAGTAGCGGTGTAGTTGCTGCTGGATTAGTTACGAAGGAGTAGTCCGCATTAGCGGCGATACCGGAGACGACTGTACGCCAGGTAGTCCCGCCATCGGCAGAGGTCTGGAGAACGTAAGTCGAAGATCCGCCGACGATACTTAACTTCAGGCGCTCCGGATTCTGTATGCGAAACGGCTTACTTAACTCTATTGCTTGGGAACTCCAGGTCATGTTACGTTATATCCATATTACTGTGGGTGAGATGTGGGGGAAGAGGTCGACCCAGCTAGGCCAGGCCGACCCCGCTACTACTAGTCAATTACTGGAATAGGACCACTAGGGGTCGGCGGCTGCTGCTCACTTGGATTCTGGTGCTCATTACTAGGCTTAGGTACTGATGACATAGATAATCTCCTGTCTGGTTACTGGTTAGTTAGTTAGCTGTAGTAGGTGTACTTGATGTAGAGAGTGTCACCTGAATCCAGCTCGGAGACGCCGCCGGAGGCAATGTCACCTGCGAATGTGATCCGAGTAACTCCACCTACTACCGATACCGTGAAGTCATCGCCGAGGTGGATAGCCAGACGGTTGATGTACGCCTGGATACTGTTCGGGTTAACTTCCTGTGCAAGATCAATGTACTGATTGCTCAGTTCCGTTGCACCAATTGTAATCTTTTCCTGACTGAATGGCAAGTCCGGATTCAGCTCGGTGTAGACGGAGTCCTTATAGTAGTAGATTGTGTCCGTGTCCTTAGTGACGTAGAGCTTAGCCGAATTACCGACTGCCGGGAGAGATGCCTCGTCGTCTACCACGACCAGACTACCGCTGGCTGCGATGAAGTCCTTAATGCTGGAGACAGACGGAGCCTTGTCGGTCTCGCTACCAGCCATCGAGTCTACTACTGCCGCTGCGGATGCTGCGGAGTCGAAGTCAGTGATCTCACTGGCGGTGTGCGTGTGACCGAGATCTGCCTTCCCGTCGATAGCGGACTGCAGAGCTGAATCTGCGGCCTCGCGGTCGAGAATCTCCTGTGCGAGTCCGGAACTCTGTGCATCGACATCAGAACGTAGACCGTCGATGTCTGCCTGCTGGAGGTCGAAGTTACCCTGTACGATATCTGAGAGATCTGACAGGGCAGACTGATCTGCCTTGAGAGCAATGGAATCTGCGAGGGCCGAGTCGGCTGCCTCACGGTCGAGGATCTCCTGATCCAGATCATCACTGAGGGTATCTAGGGAGGACTGGTCGGCCTTCAGGGCCAGATCAGCGGCGAGAGCTGCCTGAGCACGCTCGTCGGTAAAGTAGAGATTAGAGCTACCTTCCGGCACCGCGTCGGTGGAGCCTGGGCTAGCCGAGATCTCGACGTAGGCCGAGCCAGACCAGCGGTAGACCTTACCCGAGTCGAGTGCTACGTAGATCTTGCTCTGCTCACCCTCGGCAGGGAAGCTAGCCTGGTCAGCGAACTCGAGTACGTCATCGACGTAGCTCGGGAGCTGGGAGGCAGGTACCTTACCCTCGGCATCGAGAGTAGCTACCCCGTTAGCTGCGCCTAGGAGATCTGCATCTACCTTCGCATCTAGTTGGCCCTTATTGACTGCGTCTCCGGCATCGACACCGTCAGCAACCTGAGTTACCTTGACGTTACCGACATCGAGTTCGCGCACATCGAGTGCGATCTTACCTCGGACACCGGTGCCGCTGACTGCTGCCGTAGCGAGGACAATATTACCACCGTCCGCGTTCTCCTGGAGACCGGCAAGATCCGGCATGATGTAGACTGTCTTACCAGCTGAATCGGCACCGAATGAGGTTGGGTAAGTACCGAGGTACATATCCGTACCGGTCGTCGCGTGGACGTAGGCGAAGTGCCACATCCACTGCTTACCCCAGTCACCGAGGTTATGGGCATTAGATTCATTAGGAACGAAGCGGCTGTGGGAGATCTCATTCAGCTGGACGACGTTACCGCCATTCAGCTTAATTGCGCCTGTCTTCGGGAAGGAGGCGATTGTGCCATCTGCGTAGGAACTAGGACCATCTGCAGTCAGTCCGTCACAGAAGAAGTTACGAGCGAAGAGGGAGCAGCGTCGACCGAAGTCATTAGCTGTCGTCTGGACAAGTACATTGCTCGCATTACCACCGGCTGCATTCAGGATGGTAGCCATGCCACCATTCGGGTGCTGGAGAAGGTCGATTCCGCCGAAGTGGAAACAGTTAGTGTGTACACCTACATTGATACCGCTGACAGTCATCTTACCGAAGAAGGTACAACTATTAAACTGAGCCTGTGCAATTGCATTATTGTGGCCGTAGAGGCGGACAGTCGAGCTGAATGAGACCTCATTGAAGTAGAGTTTACCTGCTGCCGAGGTGACGGTCGACCAGTCGAAGTCACAGGCACTAGTGACGATACATTGCTGGAATCCCGAGCGGTGATCGCCTGATCCCGAGAATGAACTATCCAGTCCAATTGGAGAGGAGGAGGTAATACGTACTGAGTCTCTGGACTCACCGAGGATGAAGACACCAGCCTTCAGCTTCAGATCAGTCTCGGAGTAGGCACCTGGAGCTACCTTGACCACGTAACGCTTAGTTACAGACGCATCCGTGATCGAGTTGAGAGCGCCCATGATTGTCGAGAACGGGAGGGCAAGTGAGCCATCCGCGGTCGCGTCATCGCCGCCCTTCTCTACGTGAACAACTGCCTCGATTGCAATTGACTCGAGGCTGACAATTTCCTTACCGAGTACCTCTGCCTTCCCCTCACTGTTAATCTTGAGGAGGTCGACCTCGATGTCGCTCTGATTGATTCCGCGCAGAGACTGATCCTTCTCGATCAGGATCTGGCTAGAGCCAATCTCCTTACTACCTATCCATTTCTTCTTAATTTGGGTCATACTTAGACTTCCTTCTCGTAATAGAACACTAGTTTATCGCCCGACTCTAGGATGCCATCGAGACCCATACCGGTCCAGGTCACGATACTCCCAGATACATTGTAATCTATGGTCGCGATCTGTGCAGGGCCGCCCACCGGGGTCAGCGCTACAGTTCCGAGGGGTACATCCGAGAGTGTCAACTGGCCATCCAGCAGCATCTGTTCGGTAACTGTTATAATCTCCTGAATCCATAGGGAACTAGGTCCAGCACTCGCGAGAGTGTACTCGGTACCTGTACTGTCCATGTACTTGAATGTACTAGATCTAGCATACAGGAAGTACTTGCCCGCGGCAGGTGGATTGTCAGGTACATTTACAACTTCTGGGAATGTAATTGATCCAGGAGTAAAACTCATAGTAGTATCACTGCTCCATCTTCACTAATCTGTAGATTGCCTTCCATGGTAATCTCGAGTAGGAATGTGAGCATGTGCTGCCCATCCGGGATAATTACCCGTTCCCGTATACGGTGATACGAGAAATTAGGCTTCTTCGGAATTTCCTTACTTATCGAGATGGTCATGCCAGCTCCGTCACAATCAGTAGGGTACTACCACTCAGTGTTATGGCGAAGAGACCATCATTTGCCAGGGTATAGCTGATTGCTTCCCCCGGCTCTAATTCCTCACCCTTAGTTACCCCGCTCGCCGTGACGGCGCTCGGACCTAGATAGCATACCACATTACCGTCATTGAATACACGAACTACCTGCCTATTAGGATTCCTGGTAGCTCCCGTGTAGAGTTCGGTGGCAACTGCCGCACTCACTGTTATAGCCCGCTGGGTGAGATTATCACTACCTCTCGTACTGAGTGTGCCTGCTGACGCGCCACCTGAACCTGAGGAGGTTATCTGACTCATCTCAGCCTCCTACCTGTGCAATTCGCAGATCGGCGGTACCGCCGAGGGTCTGTGCCCAGAGTTCCTGACCTGCCGCTAGATCAATTGAGAGTGCATCTCGACCGGAGAGAGGATACAGCATTCGGGCATCACTCTCGCCCACATAGACATCGATTCCCACGCTCCAGTTCTTAATTAGAATACCAGATCTGTCAGCTAGGGCCGCGACGACAATACGAGTCGGATCGGTACCTACTGTGATCTGTGAGGTAGTTAGATTCTCGGCACCAGTAATCTTGGAATTGGTGATACCGCCATTAATTGCGCGGGCATGTACCGTGTAGTTGCAGGCACCGGTGTAGGTCGCCCTAACTATCAGGTTAGCTGTAGTGACAGCAGCCCTCTTCAGCAGTAAGTCGGTAGTTCCACTACTCAGTACAGGGAATGAGAATAGTACGGTTTCCTGTCCTACTTCAGCCACCGCGTAGACCGTGACTGCCAGTGTGTCACTCACAGAGTTAGCATAGAGAGTTACTAGTACTGAGTCTGTCTGGACAGACACAGATCTCTCTGTGGTACCGGGACCCGTCGGGGCCTCCTGGATTATACGACTCTGTATACCTACGTTAAGTAGACTCACACTTCTCTCCTAGCATATCACGTTTCGGATTCGGTGTCAAGTGGTGAATTGGGGGTGGCTCCGACCAGGTTGGCGTGCTGGCGGATGAATGCCTCGAGTTCGGCCCTACCCATCTTCTGGACTCGGTCATCTAGCATCTTCTGGTTATCTGACTTACCTGGCATCTTCGCGGCTGCCTCCAGGGCTAGCTGGACCGCCCTCATCCGGGCATTGGCATTGGCGTCGGAGTCTAGGAGTACCTCCTCGATCGTGTCGAGGGCTAGGTTGGCCAGGTACTCGAGGCGCTGGCGGAACTCCTCCCGATTAGTGAACCAGGGAGTGAAGCCGGGGACAGACCACCACTTCGACAGGCGGGTATCTCTGGTGACCTCGAGGGCTGAGGCCAGGGTGGTTGTCTCCCGGTCATATACCGGATTCTCTGCTAGGGTAGCCCAGTAGTTGGCCTTAGTCCGGCGCATCTGGGGGGTGGGGATGAATGTCACTTCCTCTAGCACTGCATGGAGCTTGACGCTGTCGTTGCTACTCAAGTGTGATTCTCCTGCTGGCTACGGCCTCGGTAGTGGCAACGGTTGAGGGGAACAGGCTGGGCGGGTTAACCTGGAGGGCTAGCTCGCCCGGAGCCAGGTCACTGGTCACGGTCAGGAAGTTGTGCTTCTCGAGCCACTTGATGTACTCGTGTAGGCGGGCATTGGGGACGTGGAGGAGCCTGGCCAGTGGTCCAATCCGTACCACTACCTGGCCCTCCCCACCGAGGCGAATCACTGGTGCGACCCTGCTGTAGAGGAGTATGGCGAGTACTTTATATGGATTGAGTCTGTGTCGCGGGAATCTACGGTCTGTAGATGTAGTACCAGTAGGCATGAATGCGCCCCTCCTTGTGTTCTAGGGTATCACGGATTTCGAATTCTGTCAAGATATTTGTGATTTCCGTTAGTACTCGGTAATTACTAGAGGAATAGGATTGGGCTTGACTTTTTACAAAATCCGTGCTAGACTATGAATGTAGCCGGGGGCGTGGTGTATACCCCCGAGCGTAGACAGACAGAGCAGAGACAGAGCAGAGACAGGTACAGAGCGACGACAGAGCCTACCGAGTGAGAGCACAGAGCGACGCTCGGTCATCTGGTAGTGTCCTGTGTGTGGGTGCGACCCGACCCCTGCCCTACCCCCCCCAGATTCGGGGACTGCGACCCGGATTAGGTATTAACGTACCTGATCTGGGTTTTTTATTTCGTCCGCCGTCACAGCCTCCTTGCCGTCCCCGCTCCGGGCAGATTATTTCATTACCATTTCCGAGTTCTGTGATAGCCAGTGTCGCCAACTCGGGGGCCTGGTACAGACACGGGAACTAGTCCTGATCTTCCTCAGTTAGGGACCGGAATCTCTGATTTCTGTTAAATGGGGGAGGTTAAATTCCCTTTTGCCTCGTTTTCCGTCCCCACTTCCCAATGTCTAATTGGTTGTCCTCGGATTCGATCCGCTCGGATTCGATCCGCTCGGACCTACGCGCACATGTATATAGCTAGAAGGGGTATATATATGGGGGGGTGAAATTTCTGCCCGGGGGGTGATTGTACGTCCGGGGGGTCTGCCTGCCGCCGGGCCTGCCTGCCGGGTGCTGGCCAGCCGATCGGGGGGCCGGCGCCGGGTGACTAACTGACCAATCCCTAGCCGATTCTGCCGCACAGGGATTCGACAGACATTTACCTAACATGTCCGCTACTTACCTAATTCTTACCTGAATATCCTAAATTCCGTACAATCCTTAAGCAATTCGGGCTGGGCTCGCCGCTGCAATTCCGAGACGTTAGGGCGGCTTGCATCTGGCATGCTTCCTGCTATATATCTAGCGTGAGTTATGGTGACCGGATAGTTAAAAATAGTGCTAAAGTTTTCTGACCGAATGCCGATGAGTAAATAAATACAAGGGGGCAAAATGAACACCACATACATTAACACAATAGACTTCATTCAGAGTAAATATAACATTGATCTGACGAACGAGAAGCCTGATTTCCGACTAAGTGACGGTAATACTA